TAATCGACATTGTTAACAGTCAGCTGCTTCGACCCAGTATCTACAGAAGACACGGTGCAAAGAACCCCTGTACCATTCCCAAACAACTGCCTTGCCAGCAGTTCTTTGGCATCGTTCTCAGCATCCTCTAATTCCTGAGTAAGCAGGTTAGCAAAAGCCCCTTTGTCAGACTTAGAAACCTCAATTGCCTTATCAGTAACTTGAATCCTTGCAAAAATGTTCTTAGTGTCAAATTCGGCCTGTCGAGTTTTACGGCTATTGGGAGTAGGCAGGTTACCATCATCAGCCCTGTTTCCTACACCACCATGCCGCCCATACCTTAAAGCCATCTTGATTTTGCCGCCAACCACGTTTTGCGTAGTCTTCTCAATCTGTGCCATAAATGCACTGGCACCTTCGTTTAATTGATATTTAAAGCCGTCAAGATAATAAAGTTTTAAGGCCTCGCTTGCAGCTTGTACTCCTAACAACCCCATTGCTATTCCCCCTTATTGTAGTCCTTGTTGCATAGCCCATAGCTTACCAGCTTCGCGTGCCGACTTCGGCTTGGTCGGAGCCGAAGCCACTGGAGCACCGCCCGGCTGGTTAGCTATTAAGATTGGCACGGTTGAATTTGTTTCAACTGTGCTCTTGATTATTTCAGGCTTTAACGCCTGAGCTACTGCGTTGAGAACCTGCGGGTCTTTCAAAACTTCCGCCAATACTTGCGGATTTTTGAAAGCCTGCATTACAGCCGACTGGACTTCATTTACGCCTTTCCTCTGTTTCCAAACCTCATATGCATCCCTCAATGCCTGCCGAGGATGTAACGTGATTAAGTCCTGCCGCTCTTTCAAAATAATTTCAGCTATCTCGTTCAAATCCTGGTCGTTTACCCCGTAAAGTTCTTGCAGTTCTTTAGCAGCATAGTAGGCTTCTTTTTTGTACGCCTCTTGCTGTTGCATCAACTCCTCTTCTCTTCTTCTAGCCTCTTCAGCCTGTATTTGCCGGTAAACAGTATCAACATAGAGGAAAGTCTTAGCCTGCGCCTTTATCGGGTCTTCGAGGGCCAATTCCTCAAGTTCCTGTCTCTTTTCCTCTGGCATAGCTTCAAGGATTCTTGACACTATGTCGTCGGGAATTTCAGGAACGGTCAGCTCCTTTTTCTCCTCTGCTTGTTTTAAAACCATTTGCGTCAACTGAGCATTTTGCTGTTGCAAAGCAGCTAATTGGTTCTTTAGCTCCTCAATTTCTGATTGTTGCGGTTCTACTTCTTCTACTACTGCTTGCTCCTCTGCTGCTTCTTCTTCAACGACCGACTCTTCTGGCTCGTTCATGTACTGCTCAAAGAATCCCTCAACTGTTTCCGGCAGGTTGTTGTCCTGGCCCACCAAATACACCTCCTAAATTTACCGCCTGCATCATAGCTAAGTGCTGCTCAACGTGTCGGCTGAAGATAGCATCTAACACCCTGTTTTGTGCCTTGTTTGCCTCTTCGTACTCAATGGTCAACCGCCACTGGTTGTGAGCCTCAATATGAGCGGCATGGTCGTCATAATCGGCTACATCAGCGAGCTGCATATCCATCATCATCCTGTTTTCACGCTGTGCCTTAGCTATGTGCAATTTATCTGCCTCATCGCCAAATTCCCAATGCCCCATTTCAAGTAACTCAAACACTTTAGTCCGTCCTTCTTTGCTCAATCTGCCAGTATCTGGATCATTGAACAGGCCCATATTGAGCAAATCAAAGACCATTTGCCGCCTTACAGCAGGCGCCTCGCTTACCAGCGCGCTAGTCTCAATCACAACATCGTCGCTGCGGATATTGTTGCGATCCCACTGCAAAACTTCTAAAGTGTTTTGAGTTCCGACATTGCGTATTATTCTAGGCACTGTCGCAAACTGGCGATATAACCTGAGCCACTGCTTACCTGCCTCTATGAAAGCAGACTCAATATTTACAACGGTGTGGCTCAATCTAGTGTCATCCTGTTCAAGTGCTATATCCAAGGCTACCCCTGATTTCACACCAGGCGGGGCCTGACTGTGCCTCGCTATCTCTGATACTCCAGAGATGATAGTAAACTCATTGAGCAGATTGTTCTCCTCTGTTTCGAATGCCGATGGCAGTGGTGGGAAAGTAAAATACTGCGGCGGAGTGAACCCAGGTTTAACGACGCATATCCATCCAGGCATGCCGCCGTTAACCTCAAGCTCATCTAAATCTACTGCACCTTCTTGTACCCACATCTGCCCTATGGCCGCCCTGTTTAAGTACTCTGCTTTGCGGTTGCGAAGAGCGTTATACCTTCTCTGGATAGGGATTAACCTTTCTATCAGGCTCCTGCCCCAAAAACAGCCAGGTTTCATGATGCTCGTAACTTTTACAAACGGCAGTGCTGGCCTGTCATCTGCTCCTACAGCAAACGGCAACGGCCCTACATGCAGCAACTTCCTGCCAGCAACTACAATTAGCCGCCCTTCTGGATACCGCAAAGATGGAGCTTCCCAGTATTCTTTGACCACAGCGTGGTCTTTGCGGCTCTGAACAGATATTTTGTATCCGCCCCTGCCATAACCCAGCCCACCAAGTCCCAAGGTAGTAGCCTCAAGTTCCCAGGACTCGACAGGCTCAGGGTCAACAAGCACACCATACATCTCGTAAATCTGCTCAATAGAGTAGGCTCGGGCATGAATAATACTGCGGCACACATCAATACTCGAATGCCACGCCGAGTCGGGATAGATTTCATATGGCGGCACAACAACAACGCTAACATCGCCTTCATGCACTGGGACTATAGTAGCTGCGACTATCCCATCATCAGTTTCCTCGACTTGAGTTTCTTCTTCTGGCGGCTGTTCTAGAGCCATAGTCATCTCTTTCGCCAGCGTCTTTGTGCCTTCATCGTTTAGCTCAGGTTCTTCTTGGTGCTGCATCGTCTCTTTTAAAGCACCCTGTACTGCGGCCCTTCCCACAATTCTCCCGGCCCTTGGGTTCCAAATGTTTTTTAAAAACACAGTGCCACATGATTCTAACCATGTAAGCATCTCCTGGCGGTGCTCGCGGTCTAATTGTTCCGCTAAAATCTGTTGCATCAAGCGAGTACAGACCTTTGCTGAAGCTAAGTCCTCTGCTTCTTCTGTTGCTGGCCTAGCTTTGAGGGTTGGCTGTGCCCTCATCAATCTGGACACGCGAGTTTCTACTATAGGAGCGATGTGATTGAATACCTCGCGCTCCTGCCATGCCGCAACTTTAGGGATTTCAACCAACTCGTTCGAGTGCGGATCAATGTCAATGTACTGGTTGCCGTCTAAAAACGCTAAATTAAGCCGCCACTGCAACTCGAACGGCCTGCGCTCTGTTTGTCGCCGGGCAAATTCGTCCTCTACAAGCTGAATTAAGTCGTCCGAATAACCAAACTCGCGCGGCTTTGCCCTGGCGACTATGCGCCCTACCCCACTCCTAATGACCTGTTTAATTGACTCCAGCATTAGTCTTCACCGCCCTCTTGCGGCAGCCTGATAAATGACCTGCTCTTGGATGGCGGCTGGTCATTCTTGGAAAAAACCGCAAACTCCGCCAAATCTCTGGCCATTAAGCGAGAATAGAGTTCCTGCCTTTCTTTCTCGTGCCTCCACTCCCGCCAGGCGATGTATGTCAACGCGATAGCCGCGATTACTATGGAACTAACCATTCTCGTGCTCCTTCAGCCTGTGTTTCCACAGCTTGTGCCTAGTGGTGAATGACTCACCACACACCTCGCATGTATGACTGCCCCTTCCCTTCTTGAGGATTATAGGGTCCTCTTCTACCAGGTTGAACTCTTCCTCAAGATTGGGGAAAATCGACCTTATACAGTCTTCGCATAATTTTGCAATGATGTAGTGGTTTCGCTGCTCGCCGATGAACCACTTCGCCCTATTTGTGCAGGCATAGCCATCGCACGGCACGTCGAAGTTGCACGGAAACATACTTGTAGACATCTTCCTCCTCCTAACTCATTAACGCTCGCTTCAGAAAATCGCTGCTCCGCCGGCTCAACCGCTCTTTGTCCTTCTGAATGAAAGTCTTGGGCTTCGGTGGCTCCTTAGATACCTCCGCATGCCACACGCAAAGACCGTAGGACATAGCGTCATACCAGTGATCTATGCCGCACTTCGCCACAACTTCAGGGTCGGTCTTATCGGCGGCTAAGACAGGGAGAGTTTCAATCAGCTTTGAGCAAGTGCCGAAAATACGCAGTTTCGCCTCATATCTCCCTGTGTTTTCGTCGTATACAGGCTGTAAATATTCATGCACTGTAGCAGAGCGGATTTTTCTGCTGCCCGCTCCGTGGATAGGCTCAAGGAACCCCCAAGGAATTCCGCCTTCTCGATAGTAATCAATGATGCTCTTGCCCGTTTCTGGGTGAGGGTTAAAAGCATCCATACCTGTCACGACAAAATCTATATGTTCTTCGCCTGTCATCTCAACAACCTGTAACGCCTGTTGACTGTAGGGGATTCTCTCACCATCCTCGTTTGTATATTCCCTGTATAAATATACATTGCCTAAATCATCAGCCGCGAACCAGTACCAAGCGAAATGGTCGGCGTATCCTGGGTCATTGGCTATCCAACGTCGCCACCATGCTGGGATGGGGAATGGACGGACAACGTGAATGTCGTAGCGGAATTCTTCGAATACCTGCCCACTAAACACATTCCAATCGCCGTACCTATACATGCGGCGGAGTTCTTTAGGCATTGCCGCAAGGCGCCTTTCGTAAGCCTGTATATCTATGTGAGGGTTATCGTCGAGTGTGGCTGAAACGAACCGCCTGGTCAGCCCCGTTTCCGAGTCGGTGTATGACGTGTTCTTGGCAACATCGACAAACCGCCGCTTCAACCAGATATGCCCGATCCCCCCAGGGTTTGAGGCAAGTCGTATAAAGCATTTTACTCCCGCTTTCGTCGTTCTAAGGCGGGATAATAAAAACAGGTAATCATTTTCTGAAAATTGACTCGCCTCGTCTATACAAATGTCTTCATATTCGGATGACTGGTAGCGGTACAAATCATCATGCCGCTCCGCATAGCCGAATTGCAAAACTGAGCCATTTTTAAATTCCCACCTCTTGTGCTGTTCTGAATATTTAGCCATCTTTTCGTTTACGAGGGGTGCCAACCAGCGTTTGGACGTAAGAATATGACTCATTTCCAACTCGGGATATGTACGACGGAGGATAAGGCCTTGAGAATTAGGGATTAAAAGTCTTCGCGCGATAGAAAACATCAATAATCCCGCGCTTTTACCCCCACCGACCGCTCCGCCGTATAACACCTCGTCTTCGACAGCGGATAGAAATTTTCGCTGTTTTCTAGTCGGCGTGGGGAGCGGATTTATACTGGTTTTCGCTGGCATCAGAAGCCGCCTCCTCTACCGAAGTGGATACGGGTTTGTCCCCGACAGGGACCTTAAACGACAATTCTATCTGCACGTCACCCGTCAAAGCCGCATCTACACGGTCTTTGCGCCCCCAGTCAGTCGGATTTTTTCTCTCTAGAAACCAAGCCGCAGCCTGCCAGCTCTTCTCGGCTGCTTTCTGAATAATGGCCAGATTCCGGCGGATCGCCTCA